CCGGAGAGGAAGATCATGGCGCCCCCAGCAACCATGGTCACACCGGCGATCCGGATGAAGTTGGCGATGCCTGCCTTGGTCGAATCAGGCAACGCCTGCCAGCTCTCGATCATCCGGTTGATCACTTTGATGAAGCCCTCGACAGCGGGCCGGAGCGCCAGAGCCATGTCCTGGCCCACCACCGTGGTGAAGGTCTGCACCGACCCCCTGGCCAGGGTCATCTGCCCCTCGAAGGTGTCCAGGAGACGGTCCTTGAATTCGGCCGCTGTGCCCCCGGCATTCGTCAGCTCCTCGCGCAGGAACTTGATGGCCTCCGCCCCCTTGAGGACCTGCTTCGTTCCATCGGGAAGGATCTTCGTCGCAGTCGCCTTGGCCACAGCGCTGAAAGCCATGAGGCCACGAGCACCGAAGGCGCGGGCCACGATGGCGTTCCGTTCCTCCTCCGTCGAGTCAGCCAGCTTCACATTCAGATCCTGCATCACGTCCACGAGGCTCCGGATCTTCTTCGTCTGCTTGTCGTAGATGTCAACGCCCTTTCCCGTCACCGCGTTCTGCGCATTCTGGTCCGAGGCCAGCCGTCGAGTCGCCTCCCGGTACGCGGTCGAGGCAGAGGATGCGTCGATGTTCATGTTCCGGAGTTGGCCCACGACCAGGAGGGTGTCCTCGATGCTCTGCCCGAACAGACCACCCGCAGCCGCTGCCTTCGCCAACCCGACGGAGAAGTCCCTGGCCTGGAAGTTGGTGAGTTGAGTCACGCGCAACAACTTGTCGGTGACGATCGCCGCGTCCCCGGCTGCCAGGCCATACGCATTCAGGGTACCGACCACGGCCTCCGCTGCCTGCGCCACCCCGAGCTGGCCGAGAGAACCGGCAGCCAGATCCAGGACGGGGATCAAGGTCTCCGTCGCCTGGGCTGCCGACTGCCCGGCGGTCGCCAGGGAGGTGAGTCCCTCCACCGCCTCCTTCGGCGAGAACTGCGTGGCGATACCCGCTTTGATCGCAGTGTCCTCGAGCGACTTCAACTCCAAGGTAGTAGCGCGGGTCACGGCCCCGACCGCGGCGAGCCCCTGCTCGAACTCACCTGCAGCCTTGGCCAGCTTGAACTGCGCCCCGAGGAGCAGGCCCCCCGCTGCCATACCAGCGAGGCCAGTTCCCATCGCAGTCATATTTCGAGTGAAGGATGCTCGGGTCTTGTCGACGTCTGTCCGGAGGCCAGTGAAGTCGTTCCGGAGGCCCTTGACATGGCCGCTGGCGAGGTTCTTGGCGGTAAACAGGAAGCCGAGTCCCATGTTGTTTAGCGCCACGTTGACCTCCTACTTCCTCTCCAACTCCTTCTTCTCCGCCTGGCGCTGCGTCTCGATCAGACCTATGTAGACATCAGCCTCGTCCGCAGCCAGGTCCATGGCCCACTCCGGCGTGGCTGATAGGCCCTGCCCGCCGTGGCAGATCCACAGGAGTCTAAAGAGCTTCCACCGGACACCCTGCCCGGTGATCGGGAAGAGGCGCTCTACGGGGTACTGAGCGGCCCCCCCTCCGTCTCCGTCTTCGGTTCTGGCACCTGGGCCTCCTCGGCCGGAGGGGCCTCCTGGATCTGTGACTCCCCCTCGTCGAGGTCGTCTACGACCTTCCTCCTCCCTGAGCGCGGAGAGAAGAAAGTCCGATCGAAAGGGAGTTCGCTCTCAATGATGTTCCGGCATTTCGCGCAGACCACTTCGATGGTCGTCTCCACGCCGCAGTCGTGCTCCTCCATCTCGGCCCGGAGCCAGTCCGCCTCGTCGCTGTCCAAGTCCTGGATCCAGCTCACGATCTGCGACGGCTTCTTCCCCTCCACCTCGACGATCCGCATCATCAGGTTCAGGGTCGCCTGCCGGGTCGAGAACCTCGTTTGCTTCTCCAGCATGTCCCGCTCGATCTGACCGATCGGGAGGCTGTAGACCACCTTGGTTTCCGTCGATGGCAGGACGCACTCAAAGCGGTTACCTGCCTCGAACTTCGCACGGTCCTCCGCAGCCAAGGCCCGGACAGGCCGCGCCAGGAGGTCGATAGTCCACGGGATCTGCGTTCGGCATGTGGCGCCGGTGCACCGCACATCGAAGTCGTAGCTCTCGCCATCGGTGAAGCTCGTGACCCGCAGCATCAGCAGAGCGTAGTACCGATCGCCCTGGAGGATCTTCGTCCAGTCGACCACGACACCACTGCCACGCTCGAGGTGCCGGTACGGGCCCGGGTCGACCACCTGGACCGTGCAAGCCCCAAGGACCTCGTCCAAGGCCACACCGAGACGATGCGCCTCAACGTCGGCTAGGATGTCCTCCTCGCGGACCTTCATCTTGCGCAGCACGACCACCATCCCGGAGGGGCAATCGATCTGCCTGGTCTTTGGTTTAATGACGGGTTTGGCTGCTGACATCTCTACCTCCACACGCTTTGGTGTTCTCTACCTGGACTCCACCGCGCCAATGCACGGGGTATCTCTACCTGGGGGGCCCGAAGGCCAAGGGCTCTAATCGAGCCATTCGGGATAGCGGAACTTCAGGGTCAGAGCTTCCATGCGGACTTCGCTGGACTTGTTGTCCCACTTGCCGCTGGACCAGTCCGCCACCTGGCACTCCTTGAGCACGAACTCTTCCTCGCGCTCATCGTCGTAGCCGAGCTGGACGATGGTGGCGGTGAAGGTGTCGGTGGAGCCCTTCCGGGACGCGGAGTTTGCGGACCGCTTGAACAGGTTCCACATATCCCTGTTCTCGGACGCACCTTTCGTCAGGGTGACGTCAGCGAACTTCACGCCCGCCGGGACATCCTCGGGGGTAAGCTCCCCACCCTCGAGGTACTCGGCGAACTCCTTGGTCCCCTTGATCTCGCCGCAGTCGGTGAAGCGAGATGACTCGACTCCGTCGATCTCGACGAGGAACTTCATCTCGAGGTAGCGATTGCGCGGCTTGCCAGTTGCCATGTCGTTCCTCCTCGCTCGCAGGCGTTAGCCGACGAGCATCTGCTCGTACTCCTGGATGACCCAGTCGATGGCGCTCGCCGAGTTGAAGCCCGTGCGTCCCCGGAGCTTCCCGGCCTTCTTGACAGCCGTGGTATTGAGCGCCGTCCCGAAGTCGACGTAGAACGCCTGCTCCGGATCGTCCGAATCGAACGCTCCGAGGCCCGTCTGCGTCTCGAGGTACTTCTCGACCAGGTTCCGTGCATCCGAACGAGTCCGGTCCGATGGCCGCTTGTGCCGGAAGACGTCGAGGCCAGCGTCGATGATCTTCTCCATCCGAGCGGTCCCACGCCGCTGCGCGATGGTGACCCAGTTCCCGTCCCCCTTCAGGTTCCGGTGGCCGTCCAGGAAGATCTGCCCACCCTCCTTCTGCCAGATCGGATTGACCCGGCGCGGGTAGACGATGTCCCGAGCGGTTTCCTTGAGGCTCTCGGCGGTCTCACGGTTCGCCAGGATCTCCAGCCCGGTGGCTCCCTTGAAGTAGGCCAGCTCTTCGCCAGCGGCCTCATCGTAGATCCCGCCCTCGCGGTGCGCGTCCACCCGGGCCATGATCCCGGCGACGGAGGAGGCCGGGTCCACCAAAATGTTGTCGGTGTCCCCGTAGATCGCCTTGTCTGGGTTGGCGATCTGGATCCGGGGCCAGGTGATGGCTCCCTCCTCCCGGTAGTTCTCAAGGGCTGCGGATACCATGAACGCCGACATCGCCGCTGCGTTGAGACCCAGCGGGGTTCCCAGGACCGGGAAGACCTTCCAGCTACGGGCGTCGTGGCAGTAGTCCACCAGGCCCTTCTCCAGGGCAGCGGAGGTCTCGTCCGGGATCACCAGGAGGTCGAAGTCGGTGACGGTGTTGAGGGCATGCAGCCCCACCTCGGAGACCACCGAGCCGAGGAAGTCGTTGTCGTCGATCGCGGCGATGGCGTCGGCGCCACCGGTAAAGTTCGCCGAGGTGATGTTCACCGGGCGGTCCAGGAGGGGGGTGCCCAGGCCCGCGGCCAGGTCGGACGCCACCACCAGATCGGACCCGCTGGTCTCGTGGGCGAGCTTCGTCACGACGTTGTCGTCGTCGCCCGTCAGCACGATGCAGTTGGGGAAGGTCTCCAGGATCACTCCGCTCACGTAGACCGTGAGGTCGAAGTACGACGTCGAGCCGTTGCTGGCGTCGGAGACGATCATGTTCATGTTTTCGGAGTCTTCTCCGAAATACTTGGCGGTCAGGAGGGTGGTATCCGACTGCGCCGTGTCGGAGCCCGAGTGGATGATGCTGTCGAATCCGAACCGGGCCAGGGCCGTGCTGGTCGGGTTGAACTTGAAGGACGCCGCGACACCTGTGTCGATGGTGGAGATCCTGGCGGTGAGGTTCGTGTTCTGCGTCACAGTGACACCGACGGGGACAGCCTCCTCAAAGGTCGCCTCGGCCAACGCCTTGAACTCAACGAAGGTCACCGCGCTCAGGTCGAGCACATTTCCGCTGCCGCTGGCGTCTGTGCCAGTGAGGCCCAGGGTCGTAGCCGCGGTCCCACCGGTCACGCGGACGCGGGCCCCGGAACCCTGCTGCCCTGTCTCGAGGGTAAGGTCGTCGATGCCACCGGCCCCCTCGAACGCGTAGGCGTCCTGGATTTGCGTCTGGATCGCGTCGGCCACGTCCACAGCGGTGGTGTAGGTGGTGGCCCCGTTCCCGGGGATGGTCAGGGTCTGGATCTTTGTGAGATCCGCCCCCACGACCACCAGGAGGGTCGTGTCCACAGCGGGGGTCCATGGGTACGGGCTCACTCCAGGAGCGGCGACCACCGCTGCCGAGGTGCCAGCAAAGGTCAGGGTGTTGTCCGGGTCGGCGTCGACCGATGCAACCAGCGTCTCCCCGTTTTGGACGAACCACGGAGCCTGCCGCAGACCGTCGATGACCGCCGCCGACGCCGCCACCGCTGCGGTCTTCAGGGTCAGGGTACCCTTCGCTGCGCTGTGGGTTCCGGCCAGGAGGTCGTCGTAGTGGACGGTCCGCATGCAGTAGATCTTCGTGCCCTCCTGGGCCTCCAGATAGAACTGCCGCGCTGCCAGGATCAGACTGTAGTCAGCGCCGAAGCCGCCATACTTGGCGAGCACCTCCGAGAAGCTGTAGCACGCGAAGCCCACACCGATCGGGCCGCGCCCTGCGGTTCCAACCAGGGAAGTCACTCCGGTCTGTCCGCGGTTGCCCAGCTTCTTTGCCGCCGCCTTCTCAAACGCGATTACCTTGCTCGAGAGAAGCATGTTATTGCCCATAGCGCCCTCCATCGTTCTGGCGATAACGTATCATTCGATCTCACCGTCCACAAGACCAATTTGCAAAATCTAGTCCACCACCAACTTCTGCGCATCGAGATCTGCCACCACTCCGTCGTCACCACCGTCAAGGACGCCGCTGATTACCTGTGGCAGGAAGCTCTCGATGTCGATCTCACTCACCACCCATGTCTGCCTGAAAAACTGGATATTGCTGTTGCCCCTGGCGCGCCCGAACGTCATCTCAGTGTCAGGGAGGATCGGATACACCTTGTCCCCGCGGGTCGCATCATCCGGATCCGCCAGAACAGTAATCGTCCGATTCACCCTGAAGAATCTGGTCACGGCAGCCGGAAGGTTGAGGAGATGCTTGTCGTTGCTCACGACCCCAACTACCTGGAACCGGAGGTCCACCGTCTCCGGGGTTTCGACCTCGACGCTGCCGTACTCATCGTCCCGGTCCTCAACATCTCGCTCCTGGGTCATCCCCATCCGATCGAACGGGATCCCCTGGATGCTCAAGCTGATGGCGGGAAGCTCCGAGAGTTGGGTCAGCGCAGACCCATCGACTTCGTTGTCGTAGTCGGTGTGGACCGAGGTGACAACGTTCCGCATCACCTGCTGTCGCATCTTCTGGACGAGGGCACGCACCACCCGGAGGACCATACAGTCCTGCTTCAGGTCTGGGTACTCGAAGGAGAAGGCCTCCTCGAGCGTCACTGTCTCGCCGGAGATCGGATCACCGTCCTCATCAATATTCAGGATCGTGACGTCCACCGCGCCCTTCGTCGCCTTGGTCCGCCGGTCGATCACGTAGCTGGCCGGGATCCCGCCTGGGATTCGACACCAGAGGATCCGGTCTCCGGGGTCGCCATCCTCGTCATCGATGACCCCGGTGAATTTCCAGTTACATTCGACTCCATCGAAGAGCACACGTACATGCTCCTTCAGGTCCCCTGCGGGGCCAGTGGCGGGGGGCTCGTGCGGGAGCGCGATGTTCGCACCCTTGATCGTGACGAGGTAGTTCCCGTGGCTCAGTCCGACAGCCGGCGTGATCGAGGTAATCGTCGGCACTCCCATCTACGGCCTCCCCGCCACGCCGTCCATCAACCCGGCCACCCTCAGAGCATACCGACGCGAAAGCCCTTTCTTCCACTTTTCGAATGCAGGACGCAAGAACGGCCGCGCCGGAATGTGGTAGACGATGGTGGTCGTGCTGGCCTTGAGGGGGGCAGCAATCAAGCCCTGGATGTACATGGCCAGGAAGAGGTTGCGAACCTGCTGGGTCACCGGAACGACGATCGTCTCGACACCATACTCCTGCAGCTCGCCGATGTTGGTCAGAGCCCTGCCTTCCTCGTTGACCGCTGACCGCTTGATGCCCACGAAGAAGGCAGGCATCCCGCCGATAATTGAGTGCACCACGCTGATATTGTTGCGGAGGTCCCCGCGCCGCACCAGGGCTTTCGTCCCACGAAACCGTGCGAGCTTCCGCAGCGCCAACGTGAGAGGACTCAGTGCCAGGATCGAGGACCCACCAGGCGCCTGATTTGTGAGGCCCTGGACGATCTCCTTTCGGAGTGCATGAGCCTCAATGAGGGTCGCCTGGGTCTGAGCCTTGGCGAGTCGCTCAGGAAATGTAGCCATGGTTCGGACAGCCCGATCCCAGTCCCCGGTGAGCTTGATCTCACTCGCCATCAGAGTTGCTCTCCCTGCTTTCTGGAATCGAGGTCCACCTGCCAGAAGTTTAGCCCGTGCTCAAGCACCGCGGGTCGCACCTCCGTGACGAAGATTTCCAGATTGCCGAAAGACACAGCCGGGCGCCGAAAGCGGTCGAGGATTCTGCTCACCCGGTCGTTGACCATGAGCGTCACCACGCCGGTCGCTGCATCCAGGAGGCCAGCGCGGATCAGGTCCCGACGGTGGATGTAGAGCTTCGTATTCGAGTCTGGAGCGTTCCCGGTGGCCACCTGCCGCAGGGACTCGAAGTCCTGGACCTCGATGGTGGCCTTCACCCGGAGGGCGTCTTTCTCGGGGCGCTTGAGGGTACCCACCTTGTCGTCGTCATCGTCCACAAAGAGGGGTTCATTGAGGTCCTCGTCGTAGATGTCCACCAACGGATCCTCGGTGACGAGCTGGCGCAGCTCGACCCAGAAGAAATGCAGTGGACGTCCGGAGGCCACAACTACACCACGGTCCCGCTGATGGGCCGCACGTACTGAAGCAGGATATCGTCGATCTCTGGATCGCCAGTGATGGCCCCCGCTCGGCCCCTATAGAATGCTGATCCATGGCTACCCATCCGGTCGCTCTGTGTCCGGTGCCGGTTCTTCCGATCCTCGACCTCATCGAACACGAGTTGCTGCGGGGTTTCGCGGATGGCCAGCCGAACCGCCGCCTGGCGCAGTGGCATGGGAAGATGCCCAGGGCCAGGCACGCCCAGATCGGGATCGGTGTACCCAAAGACACCAGTCACCCAGTAGAGGTACGCTGCCGGCCATGTCCCGCCAGGCAGGAGCAGCCCGGGCAGATCCCGGTCATCCCGATCCGCAGCGGACTGGACACGCAGGTGCCGGTTCATCACCTCGATATCGGCCAGGTCGTAGTCCTTGCCGTCCCTGACGCCCTCGGCGATCAGGCCCTCAGTGATAGCGCCCAGGCCAATGATCGGATCGGGAAGGATCAGGAAATCTGCGCCGCTTCCGCGGGCCTCCACCTCGAGGCCCACCGAACCGAAACGCTGCCGCCCCGTCACCGATCTGATGAAGCCGCCGACCCTCGTGAGGATCGCCTGCAGCCGCTTCTCCGGCAGTTCTGTGGTGTCGAAGCCCTCGTCGCGCAACTCGTAGGGAAGGCAGAGCCATGGAGTGGGATCCGCCCAAAGCACCGTCGTGACCTCGAAATCCCGCCTGGTCTGGTAGATGGTCCCGCCGCTGTCCACGACCCACTTCCAGCGAACCTCCCATCGGCCAACTTCTGCGTCGCCAGCAATGTCCGCCGTCACGCAGTATCTCCCTGTGGAAATCTTCGTGGCGTCGGTCCAGTCTGTGGTGATGTGTGCGGGGGCGTCGCCAGTGAGATCCCAGAGTTGGAATTGAATCGAGTCGGCGTCGATCAGGCGACCCGTCTCGGGATGGACGATCCAGAAGTCGAGGATGCTCTCGTTTGCCCCGATCCCGAGACTACTTCCTTTCTCCACTGCCAACATCGTCACCCTCCGAATCTTCGCTAGCATTGGGGTCGGCTTCGTCGGCAGTCTGCATCGCCTCGAATTGCTTCACGACCCTCGCAGCCTCCTTGGCCTTGCCAATGTTCTCGGCGGCCAAATGGGCCTGAGCGTTGGCCTCTGCAGCCACCTCCTGTGCCACACTGAAAACCATGTCGTTCATCATGGCTCGGACGGCACCAAGCACATTGCCTTCGGACTTCTCGAGAGTTGCATCCCAGGCTTTCTGGAGTCCTTCGAGATTTTTGTCTGCCTCGATTCGAGCCTTGTGCTTCGCAGGCAGGATCCGAACGAACTTCGCCAGAACCTCTGAGGCTCCGCTGTGCTGCACGGACATCCGCTGGTACCGTCCGATATCTGCCCGCATGCTTTCAATGAATTTGTCAGTCCCTGCCATGTTGATCTCCTCGTCGGTCCACTGGCGTCACCAGCTTCTTGAGAGACCGCTGGCTGGCGTCGAATCGGGCCGACTCTGAATTGGCAAACTCCACGCGGAGTTGCGCTGCTCTACCTTCCGGATCATCGAAGCTGAAGCGGTACTGATAGCGACCGATCTTGTGTGCGCTCAGTACCTTCAGGCCACACATGTGCAGCCATGCAGCAACGGCCAGATCCGGGGTCTTGGCGACCCCGTCGCTCACTTCTTCCCACCGCGCTTCTTCGCTGTGCCCCTCTGTTTCGGTGGTGCCTTCTTCTTCGGCGCGGGCTTCGACGCGGGCTTCGACGCTGCCAGGTCCACCACCTTCAGCTTCTCCGGCTCGGGAACCAGCTCGGGCCTTGCCTCTGTCACCGCGGCGTCCAGGCGCTCCTGTAGACGAGCCTTCTCGGCGCGCTCCGCCTTGAGGTCGGCAGCCTGCTTCGCTGACTTCTTCCGAAGTTCATCCAGCGCTCGCTGGACGACGGGATCGCCACCGCGCACCTCGTCGGGGTGCCGGGTCTCCAGACCCCCACCACCGACGATCTCGAGATCGTCGTCGACCTTCCGGCGCTGATCCTGCTCCCACTGACGGGCATCGGACTCATTCATCACCAGGAACGCCAGGGGGCTGGTCGGATCATTCGGATTCGAGCGGAGTTGGCGAAGCGAAGCGGCCAAGTCATCGCTGACCAAACGCCACTTGTTGTCATTGAGGAACATGGTCCCACGGAAGTTGTACCGCTTGACCTTGTGGCCAGTCGACCTGCTGAAAGGTACCAGCTTAGCCATGAGTTGCTCGGACATTTCGTCCTCCTCTACCTGTGAAGGGGCCCTCGGCTCATCACCGGAGGCCCCTTGGTTTCAGTCTAGACGCCCACGTCATGCGCGTGGTCACCCGCTGCGGTGATGGAATGGGTGTGCGTGGCCTCGGCATCCGCAGTCACTCCCGTCGCATCAGCGGCGATCGCGTGGGTGTGCGTGGCCTCGGCATCCGCAGTCACTCCCGTCGCATCAGCGGCGATCGCGTGGGTGTGCGTGGCCTCAGCGTCCGCGGTCACCCCCGTCGCATCCGCTGCGATCGGGTGGGTGTGCACTGCCTCGGTAGCGTTCGTCCCTGCCGCCACCTGGCCGTACTGCGTCCGCTCGTCGTCGGTGGAGCAGGTCTTGTCGCCCGCGTCGCCAGCACCGGTGAAGTCCGCGTTCATGCGGTTCACGTCGGCCACCGCACCGTCGTCGAAGGCCACCGCGATTCCCGTAGGCGAACCCTTGTGGACCACCTTCACCAGCAGTCCCGTGGTGGTGGGAACGTAGATATCCTTGCCGTCACGGGCGATGTTGGCGTTCCACCGTTCGCCGTCTGCGAGATCCTTGTCGAAGTAGACAGCGAAACCGGCCGGAGATCCGTTGTGCAGAACCTGCGTCATGCTCCCGTCGGCGAGTTCCCATTCCATCGGAGTTCCGGACACCGCGTTGTTCGCGTTGAACCCACCGAACATCCCCAATATGCCGGTCACATAGAGCGGATTGCCCCCAGGCGATCCCGCGTTGTCGTCGACCTTGCCGGTCGTCGTCGGCAGGGCGGTACCGGTGAAGACGTGGGTATGTGCGCCACCAGCACCCGACGCTGCGCCGTGGTCATGGTTGGGGTCGGTGATCGCGTGGGTGTGCGAGGCGCCAGCACCCGACGCGCCACCGTGGTCATGGTTGGGGTCGGTGATCGCGTGGGTGTGCGAGGCGCCAGCACCCG